TTTAGCCCACACTTTCAACCCTACCAAGTGACAACTTATGGAAGGTATTTCCATAAGTATCAAACACCTCTAGCTCAACAAAAACACCATAGAGCTTAAACATGCATAAAAAGTACGGCACAAGCTCACCGCCTAACTCTCGGAACGCGTTAACGCCCAAAGAGTTAACATCAACAATATTAATCTTCCAATTATTTAGCACCTTATCTAGGCTTAACACTTCGTAATCTAATATTGCTAAAACGTTCCCTATATGAGACATAACCGATTCCTTGGTTAACTCATAACGCTCATCATTATTGTCAGTGTGTTTCTTAATACAAAGATCAAAGCTTGACAGCTCGACGCAAGTTTTCAAAAGGATCTGAATACTGTCTACAGATTTGAGTAATTCCCCTAACTTATGGTACTCAAAAGAAATAGAGCTAGTATTATTTTTTCCATACTCGCATAAAATTGAATCTGAGGATTTAATGTACCTATAGGAGGCATGATTACTAACGTTTCGCCATTGACTTAAAGAAACATTCAATAATAACGAGTTCAAGGTAGCCCTAACAACCTCAGAAGATTCAATGAGTTCAGAAACAATTTTACCATCTGACAAGTTAGTTTTTTTTCCATAAAGTGACGAATCTTTACTTAGAGTTAAAACACCATAGACCAATCGTAATTGTGGGTATAAGCTACTTTCGATCACATCTCCCAGTGATCTAAAAGCACCTTTAACCTTTGTCCTTTTATTATCGACACTAGTTATGGAACTCATTACTGCGAAATCTTGATAACTAATAAGCGCTTCATGAATATCTATGTCACAGTTTACGTATAACTCTAGAACTTCTTCTGCGTGATATTCGAGCGCAATTCGTAAGTTTGCAAAGAAGAAATCGATGAAGTCTATGAATACCGTTCCTTCTGCCCATCGGATAAACATGACTTCGAAGGAAAATGATTTAGATTTCACTATGGCTTCGATTCGCTCCTTTCCATGAACGTATTTACTTAAGACTTCATACGAAAATAGATCAAACTCCGAAATTGAATCAAACTTACGTCCCTGCAAAAGAAAAGAGGCTTCTCGCTTGCTGTTTATTAAGAAATTTTCATCCATACCTTCGACTACTTGACCTTTTGTTATGCGCCCAATTACTCGCGTTTATCCGCATATTGTCACGTTTGTTCATGCTTATCTCAATAGATAAACTTCATAGTTTCAACAATATAAATTAATTGCATAGATGTTTGGTTGCTTATTTGAGCCTAATCACGATTTCATCGAACCGTTGAAGCACGGTGGAATTTACCCCCGTGATACAGAACGGGGGTTTCCCTCCGCTGCGCTCCTTCTCCTCAGTCTTCGTCGTCGTCGCTTATTGTCGGGCAACCGCCAGTGATGAAATCAATCTCGACACTCGATTGATTTGATGTTGGTAGATAGATGGGTTGCAGTAGCAAAAAGCCCCACTGCGATTGTGAGGCTCTGCAAGGGATATTCTGGCAGGATGAGGGGGAGGCTTTGCCAATTTGGGCACTGGCAGGTAGAAACACTCGCCAGTTTAAGCAAGTGCCAAGGATAACCTATTGAGAGTGGCTCGGTGCCTCGTCGTCGCTTCGCAACTCCTTATCCCTGCGGGGCAGTCCTAATAACGCAAGACGTGCAGTCTTAACGCCTTAATCATAAGGGCATGATGTGACCGAAAGTCCTGCAGTTCTGAAAATGTCATGGGACCAACTCGTGAAAAAGCTCCAATTGGTGAGTTGTACATAACACGAACAAGCATACCTTCACCAAGCTTTCCTTTAGTTTGTGAAATCATGACGAACTCCTACGTGAAGTAGTCAAGAACCAACCCAAAACAACACCTAGCGCAAATATGAATAGCACATCAATCAGTTCATTGAGTGCAATGAACCATGATAGGCCAACAACAGAAAAGTTATCCATTAACCATACTCCGAACAAAGTAATACCAATCGCTGAAATCAGAGCCGCGATGAAGAATCCAACGCTTATCCCTTGCAAAACGTCTATACGTCGCATACATGGTTACCCCGTCACATAATAAAAGAATTCTCAGACATAGCGTCTGCACGTTTGCGGCCAATGCCAGCGATATCGGTATCATCTGGTGCTTGCTCGTATTGATTGTTTGGCTCACACGTAATGAGGCTTTTCAATTCACCTTGCTTGAGAACCATTAGACACTCATCAATCATTTCAAAAGTCACATCAACCGCTTTGAGATATCGGTCATTGATAGAGTAGAGGCCATCTTTGGTGTAGGCATTGATAACCACATCAAACCGATTACTACGAACAGGCATTCCGTTACGTTGTGACGTGTAAATTGTTCGATGAAAACCAGAGAGATAGGCGCGTTCTAAGCCTTCAAAGTAAAGCACATCGGTTACAGGAACAAAGCCAGAACGAACTTGCTGGCTATTCGTATTAGAATGCCCACCGCCAGATAGTACAGTACCGCTTTGACTAGTTTGGTTAGCGCCGACAGTCGAAACAGGTTGAACAGTTTGGCTATCAACACTCGTTTGAGGTTCATCTGTTGAAACCTCACTTTCATTTTCAGTAAGTAAATCCACAAGGCCATAAACTACATACACCGGACAAATTATCATTAGTAAGAAGACAAGGATCATTTTTGGAGATCTAAAAAGAACATTCAGACCACCTGACTTGGTAACGTCACCCGTTCCCGTAGACTTGTAGAGCAAGTGCGCTTCAAGAGGGATTTTCTCGGTAAAAAGACCTGGGTCTTTTTTGTTAGGAATAACGGGCGTAGAAACGTTTTTCGGATGTTGGTAGATATAAGGCTTGCGCTTATACAGGAATAGCTTGTCTCGATTCTTGTGATAGAAAGCTTGCTCTGCACATTCCTTGATTGCGTCATCAATTTGTTTCCAACTAGGTGATAGCAGCTCGATATCCCAGTTGTATTTTCTATGACGCATAAAGCCTTCGTTATACGTCATTGGATAGATGATCCGACCCGATTCGTCATATTCAGCTCGGCCTAAGTCGTCTATCTCTGATTCTTCCAACTTGGTCATATCAACAGGCACATGGCGTGAGTTAAAGAAATCCTCGTACCAATCCGGTAGGTGCTCCAAGAAATCAGAGAGAGGGCGATACTTTACTTTCTTATCATCAAATCCAATCCGCTTGGAAAAGATATCCTGACACTCATCGATGACCACTAAGGCATTGAGAGGACACCAACAGAAGAAGTGCTGCCACAGCTCAACACCAACTTGAGAGCGCGAGAAGATACGTATTAACTTGGCAGAAGATGGAAACTTGATGTTCAATCTCTCCTCGATAACGTGAAGAGGTTGCATGCCTTCAAAGTTGGTGACAACCACACGACCAGCTTTAAGGGCAGGGAGTATCACAAACCACGCAGTATAGGCAGATTTATAAGAACCATTTCCGCCTGTTCTAATTGTAATCATTGCATCACCTCGACATTCTCATAACTAGTGCAGTTGTTGCACAGTTAACATAGAGCGCCATACCTTCAGGAACTCGGAAGAGCGTGCCCCAGTATCTCAGCTCAGAGGGTAGAGCATTGAATAGCTCACTAAATAAAGAGCTGAATCCAATCTCATCAAGTAATGCCGTGGCGACCAAGTAAGACATTTTGAGAAACTCAACCGCAAAGGCTAATTTGATTTTTATCCATTGCACCTCCCACCAAACCCGTAAATCGCGAAAGAACACCGGAATACTGTCAAAGTACGCAAGAATTTCGCCACCAATATTTGAGATGTATTGAAAGAACTCAACCATTACAAAGCCCCCACTAAAACGCGAATACCAGCAACACCAAAGCAAAACAAAACGACTGCTGCAATAATCCCTGCATTGTCCCTGAGCGTTGTCATTACTTGGTTTTGTTGATTAATTGAATTACCGTGCCAATTCAAAGATAAAGTGTGAGCATTGAACTCACCGGAATTAACACCAGAGTTGAAATTGAAGTAACGCTTAAAATCATTAAGAACGGATTTGTATTCCTCCTTGAGCTGGGTAACCTCACCAAGCATTGCGTTGTATTCAGCGGATGTATAAAGCCCTTCAGGCGCACCATGTTGAGCGCTATCAACTTGTTTATTACCTAATTCATCGAGTGCATTAACGACATCACTAAAGCCTTTTTCATTACTATTTTTTAAACCCGATAAGTCACCGGATAAATCTGCAAAGCCATTTTTCAACAGGTGATTAGCGGAAGTTAGCAAGCCATTCGTTTTATTGCCGATATCAGAGAGTGTTCCCGTTTGGCTTTCGATGACCCCCTTGAGATGATTAGAGCTATCAACAACCGTATCCGTGTTTAAATCAACAGATGCTTTGAGCGCATCCAAGGCAGACTTAGATTCAGCATGATTTCTATTTAAGTCATTGTTGATTGCCGTAAGCTGATTATTCATATCCTTGTTTAAGTCGGAAATTGCCCCTAAAGACTCCGAATTATTCTCAACATCAGGCTCAGGTTTATCAGGGTCAGGGTCACCACTACCGCCGCCCGGTGGCTTGTCGGGATCTCCTAAATCGTCACCCGTGTCAGGGTCTATATCCGTATCACCAGAACATTCCGGCCAGTTTGGGGAAAAGATAGTGCATTCCTCCGGTGGAGGATTATCACAATAGTTGTTTGACTCATCACAACAAGCCGGATAATCAGCAGAGTCAGGAGTACATTCAGTGGGTGGTTTGCAGTTAGGCCAGTCGGGAGAGTCTGGCGTACACTCATCAGGTGGAGGAGGTGGCGCATCGCAATTCATCGATAGATATTCGTCCTCATCCCGACAAACAATATTAGCAACATAGCCATCACCTTGAGCAGCGCAAGAGCTAGCAAAATTGTTCATTTCTTGAATCGTGTCAGGGCGACTACAAAAAGGCTCTTGAACCACCTGTCCGTGAACCTGCCCCCAGACATCCCTCCCAGAACCACGACGTGTTGCCAGTACCTCCATCGTATTACCAAGAAAGCCAGCTCGCTTACATTCATAGTCAAAACCACCAACAGAAACAATCTTACCGCCAACCGATGGAGGAGAAGACTTTGAAACAATGGAGCCGATACTCAATCCCGTACACTCAAGAGCTACATTGCCATCCTTGCCGACAGAGGTTAGCTTTATTGAATCAGCAAAAACATTAAACGAAACACCAAAGAAAAGGCACAGAGTTAGAATGCTTTGTTTAATACTCATCGTTAAACCTTTAAAAGAAAAACGCCTCTCTAAGAGGCGTTGATAGCTGACTTGAATCCGCCCACGAACGCACCAAAATACGCAAGGGCAAAGATTAGGGTTAGTATGGCGGTCAATGTCTCTTGCATGGTTATGAACGCATTGAGCCAACCATCATTTTCAGACCGAAGCCAATAGCTGCTAGACCAATCAGACCAACCACAACTAGCGTGTAGTTTGCTTGACCTTCAGAAACAGCGGTGTTGATAGCAGCGGAATGGTCAGCCGCGAACGCAGCACCAGAAGCAACAAAAGCTGTAGTAGCAACAGCTACTTTACGACCTAGATTTTTCAACATAGGAATATCTCCAATTACATAGTGAAGTTAGGCTCTACCGAGCCCTTTAACGATTCGCCCGAGCACATGCCCAGACACAAAAGAGAGCAGCAAATAACCCGTTATTTCCGCGTAAAATGCTGCATCAATATCAAACTCCAATCCTGCATTTGAACTCATCACTTGATAGTCATCGTTACTTACCATCACGAACGTACAGTTAGCTAACGGTTCGTAGGGGAACGCTTTAATCGTTCCATCGGTGAGGATTTCAGCGCAGACTGAGAGCGTCATGATTATTTAAGACTCGCTTGAAAGTGCTTTTTGATTTCATCATCAAGTGGGATTAACTCCTTAACTTGAATATCAAGCGGGTCATCAATGTTCACATCAAAACGAAGATCATATTCACGATTAGGTACAAACGCTTTGGTGGTGATTAACTGGTTTGCGTAATCTAGATTGATGCGAATGGGTTGTTTGTTAAATGGAATATCGGTATTCAAGCCAATACCGCGCTGTTGAAACTTCTCAACGTCTACTTCTTCAACGGCACGAAGAACGGAAAGCTCCGCGAACTCCATACCCGATTTTGGGAACTTCTTAATAACTACTGCTGTAATCGTTGGCATAGCCTTGACTCTCCAAAGTTAAGGATTTGAGGTGAGCGTAAGCGTCAGGAACGCCAAGCTCGTTAAAATTGGTACGTCGATATTTTTCAGGGATGAGCATTCCAAATGCTTCCCCTAAGTCACCTTCAGTCATCGCAATCACTTCAGATAACGCCTTACCGCATTGGCGACGAGTCCAAGCGATACGAGAGAAAAACTCCAAACCTTGTGCTTTTTTGTTTTTGGAAAACTTAATCGGCTCAGCGGGTTCAATACTGGCGGCAAAATCGCATAGGCCGGCGAAAGCCGAAGCAGGCGAGGCGAGCATATCTACATCGCACTTCTTCAGTTCCACTTCATTGCGATACCAGACAACATCAGGGTCAGTGATCTTCTGTTCGAGCTTTTTGTTGTAGATGCGCCAGTAAACGGTCGATGAACGAGAGCCAACAATCGTGGCTTCTTCCATCAATTCACCCGATTCCGTGATACGTCTATGAGGTACCATCGATGGACCACGACCACGGTCAGAGGTACGAAATGCACCGTTGTAAAAACACATTTCTGCGTAGCCACTGTCGAAAACGCCAGTGTAATCATCGACCGCCAAATCAAGGCGGGCGAGGCGAGTAACACCGAGAACCGTAGCTAACCAGAAATGGATTTTCTTATGCGTTGTGTAATCAAAAAGCTTGGTGCAACCAGTACCATTGATTTGCACGAATACCGTGTCATTGTTGCCACCAATACCAATCAAGCCACATTCAACAGAGCCCGTGTTGTCTAAAATCACCATCGAATCTTGGTAGCCATGCAATCCACGGCCACGCATCGGTGACAAGCGGAAACCGAAGATTTTCGACATGAATTCATCAAAACGATGTGAGAGAACTTTACGAACTTTGTCTTTATGTCGCTCCATAGCGCTTTCAATCGCAGCTGGCGTGAACGACGTCGGTTGACGAAACTCTGGCAACTGTAAGTTAATGAAATCTTGGTCATTCGACTTATCAAGATGACGCAAATCACCGTAATTGAACGTAAAAGCCAGATGGTCAATTTTGACTGGGCGTGTTTCATCTTTAAATTGCATGAAAGACCCCCTTTAATAGCAATTCGTTGTAGTTTTCATCTGTAATTTCAACCAGTTGATAAGCATCGTTGCCGTAATGAATGTGTAAGAACTGGTTGAATTCAGATTGGTTTTTGAAGAAATGGTGACCCCAAGGAAAGTACACATTGATTCCGATTTGGGGCTCGTTATCGAAATAAATGGAATCCATGATTACAGCTCCAGAGCGTTTATGAGTTCGTAGTGTTTTGTTTTTGGAATAAGCTTGAGCTTTGAAAACATGAAATGAGAGTAACCAACGCAAATAGACGCGAGGTCAGTACTTGTTGGTACGGTGTCGTTCTTTGAGTGTTTAATTTGAAGAGCGCTTATAATTTCAGTGACAGCGTCACCCTTAAAAGCAATGCCGTTAGACAAAGACTTACCAAGTCTAGATACACCAAGTTTTTTCAAGTAACGACGGATCAACTTAGCTGGGTACTGCATGTGATGAGTAGCTGAACGAACGACAAGAACGCCAGCGCTAAGCTCAAACCGCAATGAACCAATAAAGCGGGCACGTGATTGGTTCACAGATTTGGAAACAGACCGAGTAGCACGCTTGATTGAAGCTTGATGTTGCTCGTGTTGAAGTCGTTCTTGGTTCAATCGAGCAGCAAAAGCTTTTTTCTCAGATGAACGCTTGAGTTCTTGGAAGTAGCGATGGCAGTCAACAGCGAATGAAGTCAATTGACCTTCATCATCATACATAGATTGGCCAAGGTGCTTACGAAAGAAAACGCCTGATAGACGAGGACTGAGCTCAGATTCTTTTTCAATGAGAGATTTAACTTGTTCAGTAAGCATAACAACCACCTTGACTGTTGAGAGTGACCACCAAGGCCAGACGAAAGCGTCAAGGGCAAACGCCCGAACCAAGGTGGTCGCGTACAGATATTTCTGTAGCGATTAAATACAGATATTTCTGTACCGTCAACACAGCAATTTCTGTATTTAACGGCTAGAATCAGACAAATAACGTGATTAGAGGACAAGCAGAAATGTACACAAACAAGCTCATTGATGCTTACAAAGAGCAAATGAACTACGTGCAATACAAGCAGATTGCTCATGATTTGGGTGTAAGCCCTCAAATGCTAACTGAAGTAAGGAAAGGTCGAAGCTTCCTCAATGAAAATCAGATACTTATGATTGCCGAAGCAATTGGTGAAGATAAAGAAAAAGCTCTAATTGGATTGGCGATGGATAAGGCCAAAACGCACGAAGCTCAAACTTTATGGCAAAGCATTGGAAAAAAGTTTAATGGGCTTGGATTATCAAGTATTTCAATGGCTTGTACTGGATTAGCCGTAGCATTAGCAAGCCCACAAGAATCACTATACCAGTGCGCATTATATGGGCTTTATGTTCAATAGGTTACATTACTGAGCATTTAATCATTATGCATCTAAGAGGGCTTTCGTTAAGTAGTTCACATTAATAGAAATGATTAAAAACATGCCTTTATCATTTATTGCTAGATATAACCCGCAAAAATATGATTTTCGTCCCATTTTCGATAATGAGACGGAGATCACATGAAAAAACATGTTAAAGACGAGCTGTATAGTAATGGCATGTATTCAAACCAAGTAAGTGACTTGCTTCTATGGCATTTTGAGGATCACAAAGAGGCCGCAGAATACTTTGGAGTAACGCCACAAACGGTCAAAAATTGGGTTAAGAAGGGCAATTGGCCTTTATCTGTTGTTCGCTTGCTTCTGATTATGCATAGAGGCTATTTACCAATAACCAAAGCATGGAGAGGCTTTAAAATACGGGGTGATAGGATGTTCACTCCAGGAGGTAGGGAACTTACAGCATACGATCTAATGGAATTAGATATACGTGTTAGTTTAAAGAACCATACCAACGTGATTCAGTTCAGACGAAAAAAAAAGAAACGCTACAGAATTAAAAAGCAAACTAGGACCGGTACTCAAAAATAAAAGGCTCCTAAGACTTATAGGAGCCATTTTGATCTAGTATTTCCACAATATCGAAATCAGGTTCTCTTGACGGAATTGGGAAGTTATCAAGAGAGTAGTTATCTATGTCATTCAATCGCTTTTTCCGGTAATACAGCGTAAGAACGGCAACAAATAAAATTATGATTGGGGCGTATTTCATATTCACCTCATTTAAAGCCCGCAGACACTACGGGCTGTAGCTATCAACTAAAGGCCAACGCTACCCCAAATGGTATTTGTATCGTTTACCATGACACCTGCCAAATAGAAGTTGCTTTGGTAAGGAGCTGTCACAACAACACCTTTATATGTGCCGTTTAAATCTGGATCTGCACAATTACTTGCCTCTACTTGATTCAATCTGAAGTAATCACCGCTACGCGATAGCTTTCCATAGAGTTGACACATACCATTCACTGATAAGTTACCAGCTTCATCAACGCTCCATACTGTACCGTCATTAGGGTTAGTATATGATCCGACTAAATCACTAATCGACTTAGATGCTGGAGCTTTCGCTAAGCTGTAGTTCTCTAGCTTGTTGTTGATGGTCGCTGTTAATGTCACGCCGCTATTATCAAAGTTTGCGTTTGCTTCGAACGTTGAATCACTTAGCTGTGTCATTGTGTCTACGTATGACAAGCCTTTGATAGTCATCGTATGCTCGGTTGTCGTTGCTTTGTGCGCAGCCATGATCGCGTTACTAGCAAAATCTCCAACAATCACAGGATAATCGTACCCAGCATCGACTAGCATTAGCGTTAAATCTTGAGAGTTGGCATAGATACCATTGTGCGCAAACTCTTTTGGGGTAGGGTCAACAGTGGCATTACTGGAGCCACCACCGCTACCGCCACCACATCCCACTAAAGCCATGGTCGTCACCACACCTACTGCCGCGAGATACTTTTTCATACTACTTCCTTATTCATATGGTTGATTAATCAGTATGCAACTATACGTAAATTATAAAATTCAGCAAGATACATAAAAAAAGCACCTCACGAATGAGATGCCTTTGACTGTTTTTCTAACTCGGTTACCCGTTCATCGAGCTTTTCTAATGAGAGTTTAATCCAAGCAATATCTGTTCTTAGGGCAACAACCGTTGCAATGCTAGAAGCTGCCCCCGTAAGCCCGGCAACAATTAATGTTTCCATTCATTGCGTACCGTTTCCCAAAGACCGATTAGCACAGGTGCAGCCGTGCCAACGATACCGCCCCATTGGACACCCGAATCAGTCACGCTAGCCGTGATAAGTTCAGGATGACCAATGGCAAGTGTTACGCCAGCTGCTACAAGACCCACACCTTTTTTGGTTGATGGTTCTTGCCAACGCTCTTTAAACCAATTCACTAATTTTTCCATTAGAGTATTCCTCTCTGTTTTAATTGTTTGACGGTGTAGGCCGCAGCAACGGCGGTTGCTACACCAAATAAGAATTTTAAAAGGAGTTCTTTCTTACTCATGCCAGCGCCACTCCTTCTGCTGCGTCTTGCACTGTGTAATAGCGACCAACTTCCATCACTGACATTGCATGAAGCATCTGAGCTAGAAAGGCATCACTCGATAAATCGATTGGTTGGGTAGGGCTAACACCTAAATTTCTAGCCACAAAATTGACATAATTGTCGGTGTGGTTCTCATTTGGTGGGGCGAAGCGATGAATAATTCGCTCAACCGTATTTAAGCCATATCGACGTTGGTAATTGCGCAGCAACTTGGCTCCGGCACGAAAACCATATTTAGGATGAGAGAACGTCTCAAACTCTGCATCCTTAGAAATGAGAGCTTCGCCTTGCCAGTCATTCCCCACGCGAATGTTGATCGGGTTGTTGTTACGAACACCTCGAGGTAGCTTTTTCTTACTCATCCAGAACGCTCCCATCAACAGAATTACTAGTGCTATCAACTTGCTGTGTTTCAACATCATAGAAAGCTCCGTTTTCGTATAGCTTGCCAACGATTGACGTGTCGTAGTTGGCTACGTGGTGCTGCGCTGCCGATACAGGTTCGAAGGACATTGCCGCGACCACTATGTTTTTTTCATTAACTGTAAAACTAGGCATACTCAATCACCTCGATATAAACCATTGTCCCGCTAGAGACGTTGTTTGCCGCAACTTTTGTTGCGCTGTACAGATAAGCAGAGCCACGGCCTGATAAGTTGTAAACCACAAAAGTTTTGTTTATGTCGACTTCCGGTATATCGACAAAACCAGAACCATTCATTGAAATGTGGTGCACCGCTTTAATTGGGCTAAGGGCTAATTTGCCAAGCTCATTTGAGGTGTGCGTATTAATCGCTTGCACTTCAGTGTTGATTTCACCGTTAACCGTTGTTAACGCCGCTAAGTCGTTAATCACTTGCTGAGTGTCGGTGGTAACTGAATTGGCCAATGCAGTATTGGCCGTTTCAACATCGGCTTTCAGCTCTGATTTCATCGCGGCAAGAATAGGGGTTAAGTCCTGCGGATTATTCACGATCATGCAAACACCTCCGTCACGCTGATTTTTGCTGCGGTTGCGCTAGCATTGTGTACGTATACTGGCGCAGCGTTATCAATCACCATAGAAGCAGGTGCATTAATTGAACCTTTCAACAGTGCGCCTGCATTGGCAGACACGCCCGCGCCACCGACACGCAATGCCGTGACGTCGTCACTAATCACCTGAATTAGCGTTTGTTTACGGCCTAGTTTGTTGCTGTTGATAGTCACCGTTTGGCCTGCATTGACGGTTTTGTCTGGTAAGGAGTCCATCCCAGAACTTGCGATAACTTCTACCTGTAACCCATCAACCACTTTTACCGATGCTTCAAATTGGATCGGCTCAATGATGCGGGTAATAGTCAGGTTTTGCGTTGCGTTGGTTTGAATAGGAAGATCAGAAATCTGGTATTCAACCGAAGCGACACTGTCAGAGCTATTCTCAAAGCGCATCGCATCGTATTCAGCTACGTTAATCGCGTCGCCTGTCGAAATGCCACTTGAACGGAAATAATCTGAGGCTAACTGAACGTTATCAGCAGCGTTACGAATAATGAGGTATTGACCTTTGCCTCCAACGTTGAAGTCAAAGCTGCTATGTGGATCTAGATTAATGACTGGCATG